CCCATTTTGATAAACGTCCATGTACAAACTATCTGGATAGCTGAGTGTTAGCGAGTTGCTATCACTGCCACTAAATGATGTCTGTGCTGCAGTCGCTTGGTATATGTAGCGATTACGGACTGAGTTCTTTGGTGCTTTACCTATGTATGGCATTACTTCTCTCTATCTGTTCTGTTCTTATAATCACTTCTAGCAGTAACTAATTTTACAAAGTCTGCTTGGTTGCTTGGGATTGGGTCTGTGAAACTACTGTCGTTCATAAGTTTTGTTGTCCACTCTGACTGCATCCTTTTCCAACAGTTGTTCTTTTTGCCTGTCATAGCATCTTGTAGCCACGCATCTAGGTCTAGTAAATCATTTTTCAGAATTGTTTGTTCTGTGTCTGAAAGCTCCACAGTTAATGTTAATTTTGCCATTTGTTTCTCCTTAACATGCTAAATACCCACTAAACTTTGTTGTTATTGTTTGCCCATCTACATCTGATTGATTAGCACCACCACCCTGATTCATTCTAACATAACAAGTATCACTTGCATCTAAGTCAGCAAGAAGAGACATATTCATATTCATATAGGATAAATCTTGGTCAAACCCAAGTGTGGAAAATAAATTGTAATAAGTTCTATTTGAAGTTACTACATATATCTGATAGTAATCAGCATCTTTATCAACCACATCTATTCTAATATTTACATTAAACTGATATTTTCCTGTTACAGGTGCGGTGAATGTGTTTGACGCAAAATCTGCGTTTTGGTCAAAGTGTTCATCGGACCAAGTAATAGTTGTTGTTGTATCGGCATTAAAAGATTGCGAACCACCAGTAGCTTTAGAAACTAAAAAAGCAGACTGATTAGGCATGGTCACATGACCATTAGCATCAATTATTATAGCGTCTTCTCCAGAAGTATACAAAGTCATAGAACCGCTTTCACGGTTTATAATGTGAGTATTTGCACCTACGTGAAGAATATCAAGACCATTCCCTGTGCCTGAACCACTAACGCTGTCCGTTAATCTTAAATTTGCACCACCAGTTCCAGTGTCGTGTATCTGAACAACGTGACCATAAGAAGTAGTAGGACTTACACCTACCCCTACATTTTCTGAGCTATCAATAGTTATGGCTGTAGCATCACTTGAATTGCTTATGCCAGTAATACCTTCTTTGCCTACCTTAGTTAGTGCCATTCAATTATCCTTATGCGTAAGGGCTAGTACCCAATGTGCTTGCATCCCAAGCTGCCTTTAGTTTAGCTGTAGTGTCAGCGTTCTCAATAGCTGTTGCAGCAGGTGCATCTCTAAGTTTCTTCTTCTTAGCTACACTTGCAGCCTGTGCTGATGAGTCACTAGCTTCTAGTGCTTTCATGTATACTACGTCTTCAGTGTCTAGTAGAGGCTTACGAGCTTCTCTAATTTTGTCTTTGAAGATAGCTTTAGCTTTAGTTATGTCTTCAGAAATAGTACTACCAGAGAGCTTCCATGCTCCTCTGAAGTGCCTGTCGGATGGTTTGCTTACAGTAGACGCATCAACAGATGCACCATCCATGTCCACAATATAAGATTTAGTTGCCATAGTTAATACTCCTTTATGCGGCTACCGATGTCTCAACAATGAGTTCATCGCTTATTTGCCACGCATTTCGCCATTCCCTGCTTGCAGGTAGTTGACTCTTAGTACAGATAACCAATCGTGGCTTATTGGATTTATCCCAATCTTTCCAGACATGTTCAGGTATGTCCTTCATTATTAAATACTCTATTGCCTCTTCTTCAGTCATAGGACCAATGGGAGGCATATTGTGTAGAAGCTCTGGACCTCGTGTATGTTTCACAAAGTCAGGCTTGTTCTCATCTTTCCTTAGTTCCCAATAGGATTGTACTGGTGGTAGTATTCCACCCTGTAATGCACAAGCCATCCAGTTAGGGTCAGGGTGTGTAATTTTAGCAGGGTCTTCCATATCGTTAGGGTCTTCCCACACTACACAGTACTCGCTCCTGTAAGGCTCTAGCTTTTCCTTCGCCCAACATAGACGCTCCCATAAGTGTGTGCCTTGAAACTCTGGTGTTTCCATTATGCTAAGTCTCCAAATGCTGAATTATTTAAGTCATTATCTACATAGGCTGAAGCTCCAACATCATAAGCGTACACTCTTATAGCAGAACTACTACTATGAGCGCATACGACATTATCATTAGTGCTTAATCCACCTTCAGGACAAGCGGAATAGTTATTTGCTCCAATAAAACCATTAGTTAAATTAAAGTCTTGTATACCTGTAGAAACGTCAGTCAATGTTGACTGATTAAATGAGTCATGGACAGATGCACCATCCGCAGGAGTTCTACCCCAATGTTTAGCCACACCATTAAATATATAACTCGTATCTAGTGACTTCTCAGTGCCAGTGTTTGCTTGGTCAGACGTTGTGAGCGTGTCAAATGCTATTGTTCCATGTGCTACCATTATGCTAAATCTCCAAATGCTTGCATACAGACACTACTTCTATCTGCAGCAGACCCACCATCAAAATGAGCAGATATAATACTCATAGTTCCTGTCGCTTGTGTGTGAGTAAAAGCCCATGCTATACTTTCACTTGTGTCATTATAATCTCCAATAGAATCGCCTATAGAAAAGTTTGCATTACTCATGTCATTGTTTATAGCCACTGTATAGTTTCCTGAACCATTATCAGTCATGCCTGATACATTAAAACTATCCCTAGAAGCCGCACCACTTGCTCCACCATCAAAGTTTACCCATGCTTTAGCCAAACCCTGTTGCATATTCGTAGTTGTAGAACCACCTTCGCCTGTCACCACAATAGACCCTGCGGAGGTTTTGCCTGTTAGTGTGTTTAGTAAAAGTGTACTCATGTTTTATCCTATTAAAAATCCTTCAAAAACTGGGTCATGGTAGGTGTTTGTATCAGAGTATATAAACTCACCCCCTACCACTACTGTGATTTCATCCCCTGCACTTAGTTGTAGAAGGGTATTTCCATTTAAAGTAGCATGAAAGTTTGTAATTCCAGAAATATAATGATAAAATACAGTTCCTTCTATAACTGAGCCATTTTTAAAAAAGTAGACATACGCAGCTTCACCATCACCATTTGCACTGCCACTAGCATTAGTGGTAGATATTGCCCTAAACCCAACATTATAAATACCATTTATCGGAGCAGTAAATTTTCCATTTGATGTATCATAATTTCCACCAATATCAAAATCTTCTGTTTCAAATACTAAAGTTCCATTATCACCATGACCACCAGTTGACCCTGCAATTCTAGCTCTAAAAGCAGGTCTAGCAGGAGTTAGTATTCTTCCTGTTGAGTCAATAGTTTGTGCAGTAGTGCCACCAGTATGTTGTATCTCTTGAACTTTTAATGTACTCATAGTACTACTAGCCTCCCACCTGATTCAATCGTTAGTGTTACTCCAGAAGTAATAGACAGAGTTCCTGTAGCTGTAGCATTTTCAGATGCAGCTATAGTTATGTCAGACTCTAAGCTCTGTGCATTAGTTCTGAACAAACCCCCTGCCTTGAAGTTACCTTTGTTTTCAGCCGCAGGAGCTACACTTGCTTCTACTAAACCTAAGTAATTTACAAAGATGTTATTACCTGAGTTGCTAGATGGAGCAGCAGAGAATACTAACCCTGTGCCACCACTAATTGAGTAAGCTGTAGTGTCCTGAACAACACCGTCTACAGATACGAGTATCTCGTTTGATCCTCCGACACTGCGTCCTAAAGTAAATCCAGTTGTGCTACCATCTCCGCTAAATCTTTCAACGGAAGGTACAGAAGCAAAGCGTTCTGATACTGGCTCACCAATGTAAGGCATATTAGGTTATCTCCATGATTGATAAAGCTGTGTCTAATGAGTTAGCTGTATTAGATTGTGTTATTATAGCATGTCCTGCTTCTAAAATCAACTTATTTCCTGCAAAAAATTCAAAAGCTGAACCTGCAGGTATTGGTATGTCTTTAGCTAGGAATATAGTATCAGACGCAGCTAACTTTATATCAGCAGTTATTTGTGACGAGGTTGTGTTAGCTAATGTTAAACCAATCACAACTGTTGTCGTACTAGATGGAGCAGTGTAAACTGCCATATTAGTATTGGCAGTAGTACTGTTTCCATTAAATGTTTTATTTTTAAAGGTGTTAGCCATTTGTTATAGCTCCTTTATGCTACGTCATCTATGAGAGCAGCCACAATAAGATTTGCTGTTGCATCACCTGCATCACCTATATCTGCTGAAATAGCGTGAATGTCAGCAACTGTCGTATTAGGTAATCTTCCAAACCAAGTTTGAGAAGGTCCGATAAATACAGCGTCACCTAAGTTATATGCAGCAGTTCCTGCATCAAAACAAACGTATACACCATCAGCGGAACTTGTATTTTGTATAAACAAGAATTTTACTTTATCACTTGTTGAAATAGCGGTAGGTGCTGTATCGTCATCTACTGCTGTGTAGTCTAAGAATGATCCTGCAATTAAGTCAGTGCTTGTTGCAGTACAAGCTGTAAGTTTATAGTACCATTTATCATTCGCATCATCTGGTGCTACCGTCATAGTGCCTGAAAGCGTTTTAGCAATCTCGTCAGGTAGGATGGTTGCTTGAATTGATACTGTTGCGTCATCTGCCATTTTAGTTCTCCTTTCCTAACTATCCAAGGGCTATCGCAAGTGCGGTAGGGTCATCCGTTGCAAACCCTGCACTAGTCAAGTAAGTTTTAAGCGTACTTAAAGCTACCTGCTTCATTGTTCCATCGTCATTAGTTACTAACCTATCTTCGTCTGCTAATGTGATAGAAGAGGCGGCTGTTCCACCGTCCATAATATTTAGTTCTGCTGCTGTAGCTGCTACGTTTGTTCCACCTATGTCTAAGGTGGTCATAGAAACTTCACCTGCTACTGTTACAACCCCACTTGTTAAAGTAATTAGGTCTGTGTCACTCGTATGACCTATAGTTGTACCATCTATTGCAATATTGTCAACAGTTAATGCACCTAAAGTACCAACAGATGTAATATTTGTTTGCGCTGCTGTTTGTAGTGTACCAGATAATTGTGTCGCTGTCAACCTTCCTGTGCTAGGATTGTAAGTTAAATTTCCATCTGACTCTAATCCTATGTTTCCACCGTCTACATCTCCACCTGCAGTAAAGATAATAGCATTGTCTTCGTCTGTGCTTTCGTTATCTGTAATAGTAACAGTTGTTGCTACTGTGGCAGTAGATGCTGTTCCTGTAAGATTACCAGTTACGTTACCTTCTATGTTAGCAACAAGCGTACCTGTTGTCATGTTAAGGTTGCCAGTACTACTTGCGTTATCTGTAGTTGTACCTAGTGCGAACTTATCTTCTGACTCATCCCACATAAAGAGAGCATCATTACCTGTTGATCCTCTTTGTACAATTATACCAACGTCATTAGAGTTAGAACCTGCTCCACTATTTAGTTCTAACAAGTTATCTGATACAGTTGTATTTGTTGTATTTACAGTTGTAGTAGTTCCACTTACAGTAAGATTACCTGTAATAGTTAGGTTGTCATTAATTGTAGTTTCAGATGTACTGTGTCCTATAGAGATTGCAGTACCTGATATACCTGTACCAATCGCTACTGATTCGCTACTGTTTGCTGTGTCAATTACAAGATAATTGTCAGAGCCTTGCTTAATTGTAAATGCTGTTGCTGAGTTGTCAGATACAGCTACGTTAATGTCTGTGCCATCTGCACTGATAGAGTCAAGGGCAATGTCACCTACGTTAGTAATGGCATTGTCATTAAAGGATGTAGCACCTAAAGATATAGTACCTGTAGCTGTAAGATTGTCAGAACCAATATCTATAGCACCAAAGCCTGATGTAATAGAACCACTGTCCAATGCTCCTACCGTTGTAACATTAGAAAGTGTGTCTAAAGCTGACTCAAAGTATGTTTCAAAATCTGTTAGTGCAACCTGCACCATAGTTCCATTATCGTTTACTACAACTCTGTCAGCGTCTGCTAATGTTGTTGATGTAGCAGTAGTACCTCCATCTACAATGTTAAGTTCTGCTGCTGTTGAATCAACTGCTGCCAGTTTAGTAAAGTCAGCTTGTACTAATCCTGATACACCATCAAGTAAGTTAAGCTCTGCAGCAGTAGCTGTAACAGCAGTACTACCCAGTGTTAGTTTACTTTCAGGAACTACAAGTCCTGCAGCACCCCCTAGTATGAGGTCATCTGCTGATGTATCCCACAGCATGTATGCTGAAGCTGTGTCACCAAAGAATTTAACATCGTAGCCTGTGTCATCTTCACCAACAGTTACAGTAGCGTCAATCTGCACTGCACCGTCAATGTCAACAACGTCTAGGTTAGTTGTACCGTCAATATCGGCATTACCTGAAATGTCAAGAGTTGTCGCATCTAATTCACCTGCAACAGTTACTACACCACTAGTCAAGGTTATCAAGTCTGTGTCACTTGTATGTCCTATAGTCGTGCCGTTAAGTATTACATTGTCTACTGTGAGTGTGGTAAGTGTGCCTACAGATGTTAGGTTAGGCATAGCTGTAATTTCATCGTCAAAATATGCAGCTAAGTCTGTTACAGCAACTTGCACCATAGTGCCGTTGTCGTTAAGTACTACTCTGTCTGCATCTGCGACTGTAGTAGATGTGGCAGTAGTATCACCGTCAAGGATGTTTACTTCTGTAGTTGAAACTGTTAATCCGTCTAGCACCTCTAGTTCAGCTTCGGATATACCTGCTGAACCTATAGTGAGTGTACCTGATATGTCTACGTTACCATTGATGTCAATAGTAGTGGCAGCTATCTGTATTTCTGTGTCAGCTACTAAGTCAAGCTGTCCATCTGTACTAGAGTTAATGTATATAGCCGTGTCACGGAATTGTATCTTTTCTGTGGAGGCTACAAGTATGTCATCTGAAAACTCAAAGTAGTCTTCGTCTTCCATCCACTTGAGAACACCGTCATTGCTTTCACCATCAAAGGTAACAGTAATGTCTGTACCTGATGTTGCGTCACCGATAGTAATAGACGTACCAAGAAGTTTAGTAATTGGTCCACCTTCGGCTGCAGTGCCATCATGTGTGTGTCCTGAACTCCATGCGAAAGCTGCTAATAACTGGTTAAACTCGTCATTAGTATGTGCCGCTGTTATCGTGTCTCCATCAGAGTATGAGGACTGTCTTGTGTACGTTGCTCCCATTTACCTTCTTGCTCCTAATTGATATTCCAACTGAAAACCCTTGAGTGAGTACGGTGCAGTTGAGCCACCATCGTTTACTCTTAGTGCTACGGCAAACCCTGATCCTTCTACTGCTTGCCTTACTAGCGGTTGTGATGCACCTCCATAAGTTCCTATTGAAGAAGATGAAGTGCCGTAAGTTGTTACTCCGTATATCGCAGCAATGTCACCAGAGTCTAATGCGTAAGCTGATGGTCTTGCTGAGTCTGCTGATTCGTAATCGTATCGTAAGAATAAGTCAGCGTCTATTGTTGATTCAGGTGCAAAGTTAACAACTACCCTCTGCATGTGTTTACGAATACCTGCATCGTTAAATGTTAAGTCAGGACTACGATACTTAGCCATGATAGCTGTACCGTCAAAGTCATTTCCTGATTCTTGCCTATATATGTATCCGTTTGCGTAGTCTCCGTGCAGGATTATAACATTTCCTGCCTTTACAAAGCTATCAGTACAAGAAGGTTTTATTCCTCGCATCTCAGAAAACTCAAAGGCTTGACCCTTCATAACGCACATAACACCTTTAGTAGCGTTCTGCCCTGTGCCGTCCTTAGTGAAGAATATGCGGTACTGAGTTTTATCTGGTATTACTACACTTTCAAACTCAGAGGCACTAGATAGGTTATCATCAAAGATAGATTGAACATTCGCACTTATTGTACCTAGTTCAACGTCACCAATTCTAGCAGTACCTGCAACGGTACGTAAACCATCTGGTCCTAAGAATATTAAGTCACCTGCAAATTCTTGGATAGTATCGCCATTAATGCAGCCAATGCTTCTCGTAACAGGTGTAATAGCAAAGTCACTTGATGTACTTCCTGTTAGTTTAAAAATCCTGTTTTCACAAAATATAAATAAGCTATCACGGAAAACTTTCAGACCTGTTATAGTAGCGTCAACTTTAATGCTTCCTGCGCCACTACCTGAGTTAAAAGCATCTTCGTCAGCAGGTTGACTAAACACTATTGTTTGCGGTGTACTAGATTTACCTGCATAGAACATGTGGTTTTTAAAAGCTACCACATATTTAGAACCTTCAACTGTGCTTTCGGTTACATCTGTTGCTGCTAGTGAGCTATTAAAAACAGTAGGGTCATTAGCTCCGTCAACAACAATTATCTTATCTGTGCCATCAAAGTTAAAGCGTTCAAAGTTGTATTTACTTGCACTCGTTCTTCCACTATCTCTAGTTGTCCAACTTGAGCCACCTGCTGTGGCACTGTAGATGCCAGTTCCTCTTGCTGCTATTACATAGTCACCAAAAGTAGCAACCATTAAAACCTTTTCACTAGAAGAACTCGTATAAGGAACAACGACACTTACATACTTACTAAAACCGTTTATTCTTCTGTAGCCACCTTCAATGTCAGGCTCAAAGTTCTGTAATTCTAATGCTTCACCTGCTTGCATCATAAAGGTTGATCTGTTCAGGACTAACCCACCTTCACAGTTAAATGCTACAGGTTGTACTTGAGAAGCGTCAGGCATATTAATTTATCCTTGGCGATATATCCATAAAAGCAGTTGATGTTCTAGGAATATAAGTTGATCTAAGGTAATCAAATTTGTTTACTAGTAGTGTTTGCATGTTCTTTATACCCTGTTCAAACCTAGCAAAGTTAAGCTGATATTGTTGTGTTTCACCACGATACTGATAAACATAAGCTGTTGCACCATCTACGATAACTGGATCAAATCTTGCAGGTATAGTTGTAGTATCATCGTGATCTGACATATCACTAGGATAG